ACTCAATCTTTTTCTTTAGTAACGGGAGAGTCTCTACATCCACAAGAATCTTGTTTGCCATATCATCCGGAAACCAAACTCCTGATTGCCCCTGGTACTCTAAACGAACACTTTGCGCATACCCTAGACTACTCACCGTAAAGACGGTTAAAGCGATCAACAACCTCATCAGTACTGAGCTCTTTGACTTCATTCCTCACCTTCTCTATCTCCGTATCAACTTTCGCAGACTCATCAGCGATTCGTTGCTGAGTCTTGTCGTGTTCCTTCACAACTTTGTCTGTACCTCTCCGAAGTTTTTCAATACGGGTCTTCTCAACCTTCAGCGCATCCATCTTCTTTCCGAGATAGACTGCTTTGGCTTTATCCTTCTCGTAGGAGACAGCCAATATCGCAGCCAGAACTGCAATGATACCTCCAAGAATCCATACCAAGTGTTCCTTAACCCACTTCAAAGCTTTCATGACTTATTCACTTCCCCTATGAATATATCCACATCGTACTTCTTTTTGACCCATTGTTTCACGATGTTAAATCCAACCATCGATATGCAAGCCATCGCGCAGAAATACAATATTTTCTTACCAGCCGTGTCGACACCCGGAGCAACTTCTCCTTGAGCGATGACTCCTACCACAACGCTCAACATGAGAAGAGCCAACGGGTACACCCGTCTGGTCCAGAAGACCCACCTATACTTCGCAGCCATCGCCGCGGTTAGTAGGCGGGTTTTCAACACTTGCGCGACTACCGACAACACCAAAGCATACGCAATTCCCATCCAATGAGGCCAAACTTCATTTGACAAAAAACTCCACATTTCTTGAATCGTACTCATAATGGTACCTCCTACTTAAAGTATACTGTGAGCTTAAAAAATAGAAAAGCCTTTGCAGTTCCCTACCGCAAAGGCTTTTCAATGACAGTCGCAGAATTGAGAATACTACGCGTCGAGCTCAAACTCAAGCGTAATCGAACAGCCATCTGTGGCCGTGTTGCCGGTTACGACCTCAACACTCAATCCGAGCTTCGTAACAGCATCCCCCGATTGAAAATCCAATTCTGAATCATCTCCTTCGGTAGGACTGACGATGGTAGCCGTACCGTCTCCATTATCCGATACAGACGCCGTAGTATCGGCTTCAATAACCGTCTTCAACTCCGCAATCGTTACAGCTGCTATGTCTACCACGTCACCCGTGCCGGCAACCGCAGCTGCGAAGGTGAGTCCGGATGTCCCCGCTGAAATACTCACAGAACTTCCCGTACCTCGCATATCGGACTTAACACGAAGCTGGGTACTCCCGTTATCCTCCGCAGAACCCCCAATGAGAGCCGAATTGATCTGATTAATGACACTCTGAAGAGACGTGGTAGAGCCGGAGAATGTTATTCTCTGAGCCGTACCGCCATCAATAGTGATGTCGATATATTTCCCATCTTGGTCTGCAACCGCGTATGTCGTGGTATCATCTTGATACCCAGCCGCCGCGTCAAACGTTGCCGTAGCCGCTCCAACGTTATCCACATCCAAGACCAAAGTATCCGCCGGCGCCAAGGTGAACGGTGCTGACCCTGTAACCTTGGATGCCGGTAGGTCTACGTTCCCTCCATCTGGATACACCGTGATCTTGCATCCGTTGCTGTCAATCCCTACAAGGGCTTCATACGGAATTCGGTCACTCAATCTTCGATTCCCTGAAGTCCCAGAAACTCCGTCAGACCCCTGAATCAAGATCTCGTCACTCTGACCCGGTACTGCGGCCTGAAACGCCTTGGCCGTATTGTTCCAATAATAACTATCAGAAAGCCGCTGTACCCGCATATAGTAGGCCGTTGTACCGTCGACTTCTGCCTGCACCACACCCGGAGTCCCATCGTTTGTTCCGGCCTGTGATGCACCCTTGAATACATCATAACCAATTTTCAACGTCATATCTTTCTCCTTCTAGATGACATACGCCGCCGTCAAAGCGGCTGCTACGTGGGCGTTGTTCATCGCTTTGATGTCCGCCAACAGAGTTTCCAACGTTCCTAAAGTCGTCGCATTCGCTGCCGTGACCGTGTTGGTCGAATCATTGTTGAGATGAACTCCAGACTCGGTCAAATGAGTATTGAAATCAACTTTCAACTCAGTTGCCAACGTGTTGGCCGTGGTCAGATCCGTCGCGGCCGGAGCCTCGATTTCTTCTGCCGAAGCCACCGCATGCGCACCAGCTTGTCCCGTGGATGCCAAATGAGAAACGATTTTTCCTCGAAGGGAGTTTACCACTACAAGGCACTCCGCCAAGCCCGAAGGGTCCGAACGGCCCTCCAAAGCATTGTCGTCGATACCCTGATGGTACAACGTCGTTCCAGCTGCAAGGCTGATCGTGTCATTTCTCACATCCAACAAGTACTGATGAAGCTTCTTTGCAGCTACACCACTGGCCGCTACGGACAAAATGTCTCGTTTGCTCATATTACGGGCCATACTGCCTACCTCCTTACGCCCACATTAGCCTGGGGCACCGGCGTTGTCACCTAGATTACTAGATGTCTGTAAGCCTTATATAACCATACCCGATATCCACAGGCTGCGTAACCTTATTCTGAATGAGGAAATTATCTGTACCACTAGGATACACATTAACTGTTCCGCTGTGGTCATACTGAGCATCAAAATATGCCCCGTTACCACTTATCATTTCAAAAATAGACGCATTGTCTTCAGTCCGATAAAGAGCTACGTGTCGACCTTGAGTAAAATGCTCCATACGAACCATAAGAAACCCCATCTCCCGCGAAAAAACCTTCTCATCAGAAACAGCGTAGTTCTCCATCTCACGTGTCATACTGAAATCATGTGCATGCACTCTAGATGGATCAACAGCCACACGATAGGACCAATCAGCTAGATACCAAGGACTGGCCGAATATATATGGTACATGAAACGGAGACTCCCTTGTATGAACCGGACAAAGTAACTCGCAGCTGTCGGTGAGATTGAAACATATTGCCCTGTTGCCCTGTCATAAGTCGTATTCAGAAGCCACCAAATTTCATCTGGAGTATACAATATTTGGGCCTCCCACCCTGTTTCAGACGCAAAGAGCTTCATCGCTCCTGAATCTGCATCTACATCTCCGATGATATGTGAATCATCACTCAGTTGAATGCATGCTCCTTCTTGAAGTCTTAGACGACTGTGGATATCGACTGCATCTCCACCCTTAAAATTTGGGCCAGTCGAATAAAGATCGTTTAGGCAACTGAAGGTGGACTCATCCCCGTAAAATCCCATATCTTGTCCGACAGACCCATACGGTGTCCATCGAATTCTCCCATAAGTATCTGCGTAAAAGGCTACAACTGGATTAACCCCGATATAAATATGCCCATCGTCCCCTATGTAGGCTCCCTTAACAAGTATTAATGCAGGCCCATACTGATAAATGCTCATTGTGTATGCAGTTACTTCTGCATCATCCTTGAACCCGAGATTTCGCCACAAAAGCTGTGGATAATCACTTAGGGTATCGGCACTTCCAGCTCCTGCCTTAATCACTGCATTGTTGGCTGTCTCACAATATCCAGACAGAATATCCGCCGAAGCAGTCCTCTCTATAAACCCAATCTTCATGTACCGAACTCCCAGTGAATAGGGGTTCGGAGTTGTGGGAGTAACTCCACCTTCTGCAACTCGAACAACTGACCGAATCTTCGCCCTATGCGAGGGCTCAAGACCCAAAGCTAAATTGAGAAGGTTTGTATCCTCCTCTGAATTGATATCGTCAAACCATACCTGAAGATATACTTCATCTACTCGAGGAGAAACCGGTGTCGTCAATGTAGGGGGTAACATTTTATACGTATCACCTACGGCTATAGACCCTGTTCCCCCTGAGAGTGTCAAAGTAGTTGCGTCAACTCGAGATGAAATTACAAAGATGTTTCCTACTTCGACTCCAGACGTCATTTTAATACGGCAACTTGAACCCCACATAGTGCCATCAACATCCATAAACGACTCGAAAAAGGTGTTTTCATCTATAATTGTTCCACTACCAACACCTGTAACAGCTCCATCCATCAAATAGTTGTCATCGCTATCGTACCAAACATCTGAGGAAGGCTCAGCAATTCCATGCTCAGAAGGCACAACAACTCCCTCAACGCATGCCAATCCAGGAGTAAAATAAAAATTATTGCTAGACCCATCCCCCCCAATAATAAACCCCGCAGTCTTACTAGACGGCCCAGGAGCTAAACGACAATTCCCCAACGTAGAAATATTCTGTCGTATGGTGGCCATTCTTATAATGTCTTGCAGCTCATTCCAATCCGAGTCTAGAATCGGGACACCCTGCTGCATCACGACCTTGGCGTATGCCTTTATAAAATTGAATGTATCGTCGCTAATGTTTGGCGTATTACCTGGCATGATTTTCTCCTATACTGGTACGACGAACTCTATTCGTACCTTACGCTGTATCTCAAATCCTGAGGTCTTGTCGATTCTATCATGGACAATCCAGTTGACAATTTCTCCGGAATCAAGTGCTGAAGTAGCGGTACCCCCAAACAATCCGAACTCTCTCATCGTTCCGTTTGCATCATCATAACCAATATTAACGGTGACCTCCAACTTGTTTGTAGGATACCCTGTTGGGAGATTATCCGAATCTATGAAAACGATGTTTCCTTGTGGAATCTCTAATCGACAATACTCATGGGTTAAGGTCACTTGGTCATAACCCTGTACGGGAGGCACTGAATCCCATCCAGGAAGACCCTCTCCTATGCCTAAAAAATTTATCCGACCGTATCCAGACTCAGCCCTGCACCAACACGCTAGAAGCTTCTTAAATACATTTTGAATCTGATTCCATCCCCACTCAAAGCTCCCCTCTGGAAGAATTTTTCGGTCTCCGTTTCTATATGTTAAAACATCCTGCCAACGTCCGACTACAAAAGCTCTATCAAGATGCTCACCTCTATTATGTAACCTTCCCATTACTGGTCTCCTTATATGTCTTCATAATCATCTAAGATCTCCTCAGCCGGATACTCTTCTTCGGAAATAGGCACAAGCCGAACCTGATACACAACATAACTGGCTTTTCCCCATTCGATTAGGAATAAAACCCTATCCCACATATCCTGTGTAAATGGCCCGGATACACCTGGAATCTCGGTTAAATAAAACCCAAGCCCAGTGAACGACTGCCATCTTGAAACGTCGTTTGTGTATTTAAGCCTGTCGTTCGGTCCGTTAAGATCTTTTCTTATCTCTGGGTCGGATAAGTCCGGAGTTGTACACTGAACAATATTGGACCACATAATATACTGCCATCCCCAAGCGGTAGTAAGCTCCCAGTCTGTGGCGGTCTCTACGAGCTGAGCATATCCGTACTCGGTTCCGATTCTCTTGTATGTGTCCACAGCCGCCGCAGAGTCTCTTCTTTTATGAATGCCTCCTGCATGTAACCATGTTGGCCATCCAATCTTACTATCCGCGATTAATATCAGATCCTCATGAACATCGTTTATAGAAAACAGAGTCTTAAGATACTCACAATCTGTTTTAATATCATCTGCAAGACTTCCGATTATACCTAAAAAATTATATAAGTCCTTTGATGTATCATGAGATCTCCAACCTCTAGGAAGACTCTGGTACATGCTGTCACCAAGTCCCCATCTAGAATATGGATATGCTGAATCCTGATTTGAAATACCGGAATACCAAACTCCATCCGTACCGAGCAGAAACAACTTATAGTAATAGTTCTCTCCTGAAATAAGGCCTTCATCAACATAGGTATAATCTACAGATCCAGGCTCTACTGTGTCAGCTACTATCTCTACATCCGTATCATCAAAACTTTGTGGCCATTCACTTCGCTTACGCAAAATTCTAAAATATCTCGACCATCCTGGGCTGTCGTCACTTGAGGGTGTAGTTAATGTGATCTTTATCTTATGGCCTTCCTCAGTAGCTACGACTTTAAAATTAAAATCTCCTACTAAAACTGTTTCTTGGGGAGATAATGACTCTACACTACCCCAAGAAGAAACCCCAAAATACTGTATTCCCCAACCAATCATTTTAGCCTCAAAAATGTGTGCCTATACTGGCAAACGCGTTCACGAAACTGTCTTCGATAAATGCCTTGCCTCTTGTTTTCCTTTTTCATACTTTCACCTTTAGAAGCTTGCGCCAATGATTGGGGCGTTGTAGAACGTAGATAGGTTAGTTATCCGGTAATACGTACCCCCCTCGTTGTTACGGGGGAAAGCATACATCTTGCCTGAATAGTAGTCACCACACAAAATATAAGTGTAGCTACCTGTTATCGACTGTAGGTCTAAAACGCTTTCCGAGGGTTGAGTCGGATTGTTGAACGAGAAAACGCTGAACTGACCCGTGCCCGTTCGCAACGCGGTTGAGGCACCTGCATAATGGAAGTCCGAACGATACGCAAACCTCCAATCCGGGGGCGACCCCCCAACGCTAGTTATGGTTTCATCCAAAACATTGTATCTCATCAAACCGTAGTATGTAGATGAGGTATACCGGTCCCGGTTAAAAATGTAGATATGGTTCCCTATTGCGCGCAATCTTATCGCGAGATACCCCGATAGAGACCCCATGTCAGGTCCCACGTACGACCAATCCAAGGACACGGGATCTATCTTTATCAACCTCGCCACCGAAGGCGATGTGTAATCCACCGTGTACAAGCACCCGTCAGACCCGACGTCGCCGACACGGCACTGGAACCCCGACGGCAAGGGGCTCCCCACATTAACCACGCTACCTGTGGCCAAGTTGATACGAACTATGTTTAGGGTGGACTGATAGGGGGCTAGATATAAATATTGACCGTCAAGCATAAAAGTCTTGAAACAACCCACCGCTGGCGCGAACGTATAATCCCACGTATCACTCGCGATGTTGTATTTAACCAAGTAGTTATGGACGAATGGAATGTAGTAGATACACCCATCATAGTAAACACAAGACTCGAACAGGTCTAAGTCTTCGGACGAAATTGGACTCCCGAACTCCTCCAAAACCATTGCAGGTGTGATGCGGTAGAAACGATTTGCCCGTCTCGGGGCTATATACGTTTTACCATCCGACCCAGTCGATGTAATAGTACCTAACAAAGCGTCGGTTGTGGACCCAGAGTAGGCCACAGACCCTAGTGTAGTTAGGGTCTCAGTCATCCAATCAAAAATAGTTATATCAGTGCTATACATGGGGAGGAGTAGGATTTTAGATACACCAATAACACGTGGATTCTCGAATGCGTGTCCTGGCTTGGAACCCAATGCGGTTATCTGAAAATTCTCATACATTGGTATCTAACTGCTTAGAAGCTCTTGAAGAGGCGTACCAACAACTGCCCACCTCAACCCTGTAAAATACACCCCGACAGCGGTTCTCCCGTCTAAATTTGTATTAAACATAAAACCCCCCAACGGTTCGTCAAGCGGGTACACCCCTTCAGTAACCCACGTAATTGACGTGGTTTCCACTGCTGACCCCTGCACAAATTCAATCATATAATTTCCAGGACCTTTCGGTGTGCCGAGTGTAAGCGTAATAGAAGCTTCATCATTTAAGTTTACCGTAGCCTTCTGATAGCTTGAAAAATCTACGGTCGCAGAGCCCCCGGAAGCGTTAATCGTAGGCCATTGATTAAAAGAGACTGTTCGAGCTTTAATATGACCAGATGCCTCAACTGAAGCCAGTAGTGAATCTGAACTATTGATAAATTTCAATAAGTCTTCAGTCTGACCGGAAGCGCCTTTAAGGGACAATGCGGGGTCTCCCGGAGTACTATTGACTACTTGAACTCCATTTGAAAATGGCCTCGATCCAGTAGTCAATATATACTGTGTATGGTCATCGCTCCCTAGACTGAAGTGAGCCTCGACTTTTCGCATAAAATCTTGGATAGCCGCATCCCATCCGACTTCACTATCAAACTCAACACGTTCTTGCGCACTCGGTATTCTTATTTCAAGTCTTTCAGTGGTAAACCCTAAACCATTCGTTAACTCATAATCATTATTGACTAAGCACTTAACTATATAAGTTCCATAAAGCCCCGTGTCAGGAGTGAACTCCGCTACGGCACTAGCATAGTTTAAGATAACCGCCGTAGACCCTAAAGGCCTGGATACAAGTGTCCAGAAATATTGTGTGACACCCATAGTATCTGTCAACGACAGCTGAACCGTAGGCGATGAACTTTGAATAACTGTGTAAGGATGTATTACTGGGTCACCTGGGTCTCCTTGTGGATGACCGATTACTTCAATATTTATTTTGGCAGCCATCTCTGCTCCTTATGCGTCGTTCACATCTGCGAAAATCGTAACCAGAATGTTTCCGTTTTCGGGCAATGTCATGGTTTCACCATCACCATAATCCACATCAAACTCTGCTAAAAATTCCCCCTCCGTATCCACATCAGAAGCAGCCCATTGATACTCAAGACATCCCTCATCAGGATCCCCAACAATATTCGCCGAAGCATTAACTTTTTCGACTGGTACTTCAGCCTTCGTATACATAATAAAAGTCGCTCCAACAGCTCCGGTAAAATCAAATGCAACTCCTTCACTATTTTTAACATTTATACGAAAATACGGCCGCTGAGAATGCCTCTTTTTAGTGACTCTCAAAACTATTGGAGTAGTCATACCTAACCCTCCTTATCGCACATTAAGGATAACACTAATTCTACTTCGGGTGATACTATCAAGTCATCTTCAACCGTGCACACTAAAGCCCTATCTACAGTGACGTCCAGCTCATCTATAGTAACCACAATTTGCTCATGACTCAACACCAATGGACATTCCTCCCGCACACTTCCCATCTAGTTGACTCTCGACATTTCTTCTTTTATAGCCTCACGAATTGTTCTAAGCGTTCTCGCTTCAGCGTACTTTCCAGGCTTTATTTCATCTATCTGAGACTCGATTCGTTTAACAGAAGCTTTCACCGTTTCTGTCTTTGAATCCGTATTGATTAAGTACGCTGCACCGGATATTACAGCCAACACAATTGCTAGAATTCCCCCAATTTTAAAGGTCTTCCACCGGTTTAAACTTCCCTCAATATTCTGAACACTCTTCTCAATTGAGGCCATACTGTTGGTCATAACTGCGATAGTAGCTGCCTGATGGCATTCATGCTTTCCGACAGACTCCTTAAGCTGTGGGATTTCAACACCGTAAACCTTCGAGTCTACTTTCCTATCAAGCTCCGCTTTCATGTTCTGTTCCAATCTTTCTATTCTGGCATGTAATGCCTTAATATCTCTTCCCCTCGGTGGATCGCTTGTCGACACTGCGCTTCTCCAATTCTTCTACCCCTAACTTAGTTCTATTACTCAGATACCTGAGGGGTTATAGGTATCTCAACTCCTTCTGGTAGCAAGCATATCTCGTCATAATCTGGATCAATATTTCCTACATAGGCTCCTGTGACAATCTCCCATTTTTCTCTAACCAACGGTGGTATTGACCCTCCATAAATTGTAAACGAAAACCCACCGTCATCTGTATAATAAACCGAATCTAACGTTCCAATATTAGTCTGAAGCCCAGAGTTTTCACCCTGAACTTCAAACGTACTCGACGTAATAAATGAGACGGTCCACCTATCTTTTAATGTCTCAGGTCCATATCCTGACATATCAAAACTAATATCTGAATATTGTCCTGACAGCCGCCTCTCCAACGGTGTTCTTTGAAACCTTAAGACATTTAAATAATCAACGCCATAAGTACCCTCAATATTCTGCGTAAGCCCCGACACGGGACACTGAACACCTATTTTCTGTAGACTCGTGGAGAAAAAATCTGTAATCGTTTGCCTTACGGCTACAATACCGTCCTCTATTCTAATTGTTTTTATAAAATAGACTTCATAAGCTACATTTACTTCTATTGGTCTACATGGACGAATGTCTAAGATAACCGGAGTGGTACACACTGTCAAAAGATGGCTTCCGACATTTCCTAATGTCCCAGTTCCCGTTTGAGTCCATTTGTCCCAGGATCCTGTCGGAATAGGATTTTCGCCAAATGCTGCCAAAGTTACAATTTCAGCTAAAGGATTTCTATCATCTCGTGAGGCACTCGCATCGGCAACACCTGACACTTTCTTCGCCTGAACTGCATAGTCATCATGTCTTACAGCTCTCTCCATAGAGATAAGACTTGCAGGAGCGTTTTCCTTCGCCTCGTCGATGGTCTCCTTTTCCTTACCTCCGGATGGCCGAAGGGGATTTGTAACAGAATCAATAAACTGATACTGCTGAGGAAATCTTGTCAACTTATTTGGCCCAACCTGGTTTCCTAAAACTCCACCTCCAACACGATAATTGAACTGAATATTTCCGACACCAGATTCTGGAATCTTCCCTTTTACCCCATCACCAAACTGAACTGTCGTTCGATCATTTTCATCCGTAAAAATTCTGTAAACCTTATCGGCCGTAGATGACTCCAAAAAATTCGTGACTAATACCCACTCATCAGGAGGTCCTCCCTCTGTGACCAACACCTCTAGAGATGGAGAACCGTCCGGCCCTAACGCCATAGGCGACGCCTGAAGCTCAAATAGCTGCCCTGGAGCCCCTGTACTCGACTGTGGAGTATCCTCCCTTGACTCCCCGTGCACTGCTAGAATTCCTGCGTAGGTCCCTGCTCCTGTTGACTCGAACTTAGCATAAATCTCGAAGGTAGCTTGGTTTGACCCATCAGAAGTATCAACTAAGATTTTCGATTTTGCCGGCAGTGTTCCAGCTGCATTTGTGACAATGGTCAGCTCTACTGAGGCAGCCTGTATCGGCCTCAATTCATATCCAATCCATCGACTATGCTCGATGACCGAACGCCTTTCTACGCATGTCAACGGAAGAGCTTCGTTTGCACATCTATCCTGATAATAGGATAAATTATCCCCGATGAAAGAAAAGACTTCCGTGAGAGCTACACCAAGGTCAAGCTCAGACCTATCGGTCCAGTTTGGCATATACAGGTCCGCAAGACCATCCTCACCTAAAACGGCATTCCTGTAACTCTCAAAGTCTCTCGCCTCCAGATCTACATGTGCAACGTTTCCCGAGAGTAGTGTGACTGTTGGCATAGTTCCTCCTATGTAAGCTGTATCGAAGTGTTCTTCGGTTCTCCCGATAACGAAAATACATAGGAGATGTCCGCAAATACATGCTGCTCTCCATGAATTTCCTTCGAAACTACACTTACTGATAATCTTGTGGCCCGTTTTTCATAAGTGGTTATGGCCTCTACAACAAGACTTCTAATAAGCCCAACCATACCCGTGTTTCGCATAACAGCCATGTATCCTACTGTCCCAACATTCTTCATTATCAAACGCTCATTAACAAAAGTAAGAACCAACGCATGAAGATTTGACGTGACCTTGTCGGCCTCACCCACCAAACCAATTCCTCCGGCAGGCTGAACTCTGAACGGAAATTTTATTCCTTTTGGATAACCAGCCATGTCTACTCCGTTTCCAACCCCATCAATGTGAACAGCAAATCAGCAGGCTCTGATGTTCCACCTGTAGCCAAGAATATCACACCTAGAGAGAACTGTGCATCTGGCAAATCCACGGGTCCTCCGGTAGAATTCACTAACTGCTGCTGAAGCCATGACTTATCCCCTTGCCCATAAATTGGAAGCATGTAAGCCCCCTCGAATCCCATGTTTTCCGTGAGCTTCTCAACCAACGATGTCACATCATTGGATATTGCTCTTAGCGCATCAGCTTTCATAGAAAGTTGGTCCGCGAACACTCCGTATAGAGAGGAAGCGTCTTGTGCTGCAGCCACACTATTTGAAAAGTTCAGGAATAAATCCGCGACTTTTCCAAGGTCTGGCATGAAGTCAATCATTCTCTTAGACTCCCAATCTGGAGCCCTTCCTACCCCGGAAATGACTACAAACGGATCACCAACATTCTTCCATGATGCAATCTGATCCAACGTTGGCCCCACTATGCCAAATAGCTTCAGCATGTTGTTGAACAGACTCTGAACGTCCTTGTAGTACTGGGATGTCGCAAGGAAGACTACTGCGCCTACATACGCGTTCTCATCAACCAAAATTGGACGCTCTTCGTCATACAAATCATCCAACGAATAGGCAACGTCCCGAAGCCATCTAGAAGGTGTCGCCGGAATTTTAGCCGATAGTGGGGCATGCTTTAACATGTAAATCCCAGTCTGGGTGAACGCTTGAACCGTTGACAATATTAGATCCTGAAGAGCTTCCGTAACGGTAGCGAGTGGGTCTGAAAATCCGCTTACAAAATTCTTCGCTACATCGAGAATCGTAGCCGCAGTCTCAAGAACCGTTGCAAGCTGGTCCCCTACAGTCGAACATGCCGAAGCTAAATCGACAATCTCAGATGGAATCAAATCACTCGGGTTGAAGCTTTGCCATTCAGCCATTGCCACGCCCTCTTTCAGATCTATCTTTCATCACTACCCCAAGAGCTTTTATCTGCTTCGTGAGCTTTTTGATCTCCCACTCTGCAACCCAAACGATACCTTCCGCAATCGCAACCGTCCTCTCAGCTAGGCTCCCAGCCTTTGCTCTCCGGCATCTCTCGACGACTTTTTCTGCTCTGTCCCAAAGGACTATTTCATTGCTTTGTTCCATCAAATTATCGGTATCGGTACCGGAGACGTAGCCGGCGGAATCAATACATTGCATATCCAACCATTTAAAAACTTTATAATCTCAGCCGCCACAAGAGGAGCTGTTGGCGTAGAAGCTCCTTCAGCAGCTCCCTGTGTGAAAATCGCGGTCAAAGCTGTCGTGAGCAGGCCCGGTGTAGCGGCTCCCCCTGGAAGTGGAGCTGTAGGCGGTACCGCCGATGGTGGAGCAACCAGAACAAAAGTTGTCTGAATGCACAAAGCCGTAAGCCCCGTCTCAAACGCCTGCGCTGCAATCGCCGGTGTGTGAGACGCCAATGGCTGCTCGATTACCGCAAAACCTGCGTATGACGACTGAGGTATGACATTAGTCTGATTTGCTGGCTGTGGATACCCTGTGACCTCGCAATTTCCCCAGAAATCCTCGATTAGATCGGCGGTATCGTACACCGTTGTATTCGCATCCGCATTCGCCCAAAGATCTCCAAGGTCAGCCGTAAACTGAGCCGCGTATGCCAGCATGCTCATGCCATCTTCCCCATTATCACCGTCGACAGAAATGAATCGATCTGAGCAACCAACGCTGCAGCCTCTAAAGGAACCCCGCTCGGCCCGGTTCCTGTAGGATGCGTATGAGCCAACATCGTGACCAACCAGGATTTGAACAACGTGCCTAGAACCATTGGCTCCGTGGCCAGATCGCCCCCGAGCAAAATGTTGCCCGTAGGAGAGTTTCCCTTCAACAAGACTTCTGCCTTTATCGCGGCACCGGTTACGTCCGATGCCATAATGTGAACGTTGCCATTATACCCGTGCAACAGAACCGAATCCGCTGTCGGGATCCCCGTTGCATTCGATACCGAAATCTCTGCGTTCTCAAGTACAGTCATTTGGAGATTCTGCTGAATCATGAACGCCAACGCCCCGTTGAACATCATGCTTCCCTGGCCACCACACTGAACTGCCCATGAACCCGTTACAACTTGCGTCTTTGACTCCAAACGCTGGCGCACAGCCCCGGCAGTCTGGTTCAACTCGCCGAAGGTCTGTGTCAACGGACCCCCATAGGTTTCAACCCTCTCAGCCTCAGCATTGAAGACGCTCGGCCCTTTGATAAGCCAATCCTGCTTCCCCGACACCTCGACACTATGGTTGGCTCCAATCTTTCTCCTAGATGAGCCGGCAACCACTTCCTGGTAGCTTCCATCGGCAGTGAACTCCAATCGAGTGTTCGTCAAGTGCGCAATCTGAAGACGCTCCTCGCCGGGAGTATCATCGAATTCTATGAAATTTCCACCTGACCGATTTTGGAGGACTCTGACGTTCCCATATTGCCCGTTGAACTGCGTCGGTGGAACATTCCCCGATTCCCTGAAAACATAATCTGTCTCATCCGGTTCGCCGCGAGAATGCTTCGGAACCATGCTCTCATCATTCCGTATCCCCCAAGACCCATGTCTCCACAGAGGTCGACTCGTGTCACCTTCTTCAAACTCGATCCAAACGTAGTCGTTCTTCTCTGGAAGCTGAAGATCCCCCGTATTGACTCCTCCGCCCGATGCAGGAAGAGGAAACGCCCATCCGATGTCATCCTCACTCCCCATCACAGCCGGGACAATTGTCTTCACTCTGCCGAGCTTCTTTGGGTCCTCTATATCCACGACAGCGCCTCTGTACTTCCCAAAGTACCTCTTAGAATACCGTCGCTTAAACTCTTCGTTGCTAAGCATCATCTACCTTTTTTACAATCCCCACATTTGCAAGCTCGGGTTCAAATTGCTCCTCCTGAATGCCCGTTATCGGGATGACCCCTCTTCTGATACTCTTCTCCTGCTTGAGTATTCGCTTCAGAGCTGCCTTGCTTGTCCCGAGACGAGACCTCGAGACCTTCATGGAAGTATTGAACGGCATCCCATCCCTCTGAAAAGAATGATTCACCTCTTTGATAAGATATTCCCCGGATAAAAACCCCCCGACTCCTGAAACGATAAGTGTCTCCCCGGGATGATATGACATCGAAGCTCTCGTCAACTTCAAGTCCGCCGTAACCAACTCTCGAATCTTCGCAAGCTTCCCTTTTCGACGCCTTTCGGCCTCAGGCATGCTTCCAGGTGTTGCCAACGTCATATCTAAATGCTCAAGCACCCACACTTCATCATAGATAGACTGCTCCGCATCTGGATCGTCACATTTGTTCTTATCAACATGCGTGGCCACATCTCTTTTCATTTGTTCTGTGAACCACTGATTCTCAGTCTTACCAAACGATTCTCTCGTAGTCTGGTATCCCGTATCTGAGGCCCAACTTATCAAGCGCTCTGTACTATCCACAGCCTCGTAATAAAACTTCCTGAACCCTTCCCCAACATTTTTCTCAAGAAGAGACCCAATACTCTCCTCGATCAATACCGCTTCTTCTGCTTCTCCCTTATGCTCTGCAAACAGCTCCTGACGCTCCTCTTCTGTCATATCTCCGGCCAGAATCTTTGATATGAAATCCCCAACTCCCTTGGCTAGAAAATCTATATTCTCCGTCGGGCTATTCGGTGCCTTCTTTTTCCCCAACGACTGAAACTTAACCTCCGGACTAAACGAAGATAACGAACAGTCATTTATGCGGTATGACAACACCCTCGGTTTCCCGAGCTTTTTCATCTGCCTGTCGGCGGGACGCTTGAAGATCAGATTTCCATTCGACACTCCCCATGAATAGCCATAACGATCCGCAAGAACTTGAAGCATCCCCGCATCCGTCATAGATACCTGATTCAGAGGAAAATCATCAGAAAACTCCAGCCCATCAATAGAATCCACGTCGTACCCTAGACCATGTTCCTCCGCGATTTTCATAAGGATAGCTGATGCCTTCCCGATATGCTTTCGTCGCTTCTGCTTCTTATCGAGCTTGTGTGATAAGTCCTGGAAGTTGACCGTCAACGTTGGTTCTCCATTATCTGGGAAAGCCATCTTATAGGACTTCACCATGAATGGCCCAGCTGGAAGAGCCTCATCAGTCCATCCAGCGATGAAATGAAGTAATTGGCCCTTTTTGAAAATCCTCGTATCGAACAACTCTGCATTCGGATCCCTAAACGCAATTGTCCCTGAATCGGCTTTGTTCCGTCTGTGCTTGAAGGTCAGAGACATGATGCGCCGAGTCAATTCGTGAGACATCCCACGACCATTGACCCATAGAGCTATTACAGATTCTTTCATGACAACTGCGCCTGCACCTTCGATGGTAGAAGAATCTGATCTCCAGCCTGCAAGTCCAATGGCCAAAATACATGGGGATTCATGTCGGCCAAAATCCACCACTTTCGAGCGTTCCCAAACAACTTGTACGCAAGCGTCTCAAACGTCTCTCCAGCTTTAACGGTATACGCCTCTGTTTCTCCCTCTGGAACGACTGTAGTTGACCGAGGCCTAATCAACCCAACAGTGACTCCCGACGATACAGTATAATTTTTCGCTCCAATCGTCGTATACCGCGAGCTCACAAACAGCATTAACCCCTCCTAGATACCATGACTTTTCTCGCCAGCTCTGAATTTCTTATTAGAATGCCTTGGATCTGAGCTATGTCCGTAAACGTAGTGCTCATCGCGAGGTCTACATACGCCCTCGTAGGATGCATCTTAGTATTTCGTCGAACTACCCTTGTGGTAACTGTATCCATTACAACCGTGAAAACGTCATTGCCGATTCCAAATCTCGCTTGCGGGGGCGCCGCGACCTGCCCGAGATCTGATGAAAATCTCTCGGGATCAGGCATCGTGAACATCTCAATCGCTGCAATGTCCGCCCTGACACCTTCCTTCGCTATGTCATAATTCTCCGTTGCATCTAAAAGGAGTTGTATTATGAATTTCTCAGATGAAATCCTATTAAAGATCGCTTCAGGAAGCGCGGTCCCCTGCGCAGAGGCCCATCCCCATTCGACCTCACGAGATTTTTCATCCTCGGATGGATTGAATTGAAACTCATATGTGGACTTCACTTCGCCATCTTGAATTTTCGCCAGATAGGCCCTGTTGGCCTTTCTTCCGGTGATAATCATGCGAACTCTACCTCCGTTTCCTCATCCATCAGCTCACGAATACGCTCAATGACCTGTTGAGCTAAATTCTCAGCTTCCTCAGGAGTGGCTTGTGCCACGTGGAATTCCATCTTCTGGACTGTAATCTGTACTCCACCTCGTGTAGAAGTGACCGCAGTGTTGGATGTCACTCCACCATCTTCAGCCCTTGTTACATTCGGAACAGCATACAGCATGCTCTGTGTATCCGGAACGACTCCATCAAGGGTTCTCGAGACTTTACTCTGGAGTTCTGGAGCTCCTGACTCTATTCCAGCACCAAACGCTCTTGTAAATCCAGCTCCAGAATCTGTAAGCGTCGATAGAGGCCCAACTTTTGCGTCAGACCCAGGTAACCAATCACGAACTCGCTGAAGAGCTCCTGATAACCACTCTACAACGCTATTCCATGAATCTTTTAGGCCGCTCAAAAATGAAGAACCAAATCCCCTTCCTGATTCACCAATCTTAACTTTCATCCTTCCAAACAGCCCAATGACTCTATCCATAGCTCGTTTTAAAACCCTTCCAACAACATCAAAGGGAGTTACAAAAGCCAAGATAATTGCCTCTTTTATAGATAAAGAACCTGTTAAGATCCCTCTAACCAATTCATAAAAAAACCCTGCTATAGCTACCACTCCGGCAATAAGCTTTTCTACTGCGAATACTGCAACTTTATACAAAATCACCAATACATCGATAACAATTCCTACCAACTTATAAAATCCATACAATACCGCTCCAATAACCGCCCCAACAATGAGAAGCTTTGCTGCCAAAAGCACAAGCGGAAGTGCCAACAACGCAACAGATGCTATAAGCGATGTCATAACCACTGAAGCAATCCATCCTAGAACAAAGCCTACCGTTCTCCATGCCTTGGCAACTGCATAAGCATCTTTCATTGGAGCCCATCCTTCAAACAAACTCCGAAAAGCATCAATCACCCATCCTATGGCGACACCAACCGGATACAGCGCCAAAGATATCGCCTTGAACCCTCCAACAAGGCCATCCACGAATCCGTCAAACACTGCCGCTATCCGATTTTTTATCCCAAGGATTACAGTTACAATCCCGTAAAGCCCCATTGCTTTCAATGTCTTTACTATCTGCTCCTTCCCGGATTCTCCAGACCACAACTCTGAAATGCCTTTTTTAATCCAATGAAATGTATTCATCAGCTTTTGAAATGCTTTAGCAACTACAGACGTTCCATGCCAAAGATGATCAAAAAGCTTCATAAGTCCCCATATCGCACCGAATACCGCTACTATTCCTAATCCAATCAATAGAACCGGCCATAGAGCTGCCTTAAGCGCTCCAAATCCTAGGGCCGCTATCCCTGCCAATCCTCCTACTGCAGCCAACGCTGGAGCTATAGTGGTAGTCCAGAATAGTATTCCTGAAAGACCGATAAGAATAAATCCTACAACTTTCGCGATAACCATAAATGCAGCAGCCGTAATCATCAGAGATTTTGCCAACAGTGGGTGTTTGTCGACAAACTCAAGAAATTTGCCCAAAGAATCCCTCCAGAGGTTCCCAAAAACTTTGAGATATGGAAGTACAGTCTTGCCCATGGCAATATTGATCGTATCCTTTGTTCCCTGAATGAATACCTCTAATCCGGCTTGAGTCTCCTCAAAAGCCTTTGCAGCATCCTTGGATGCTCCGGAAGACTTTTCAAGCGTTTTAACCAAATCTTCAAAGGCAGCTTTTCCTTCGAGACCCTTTCGTTTCATGTTTTTAAGCGCAGATATAAGGGGTCCTCCCCTCGCCCCGAACACTGTTGCAGCTGTAACCAGAAAGGACTTCTCACTCTCGCCAGTTAAGCCCTTCGCAGAATCAACTAATTCCCCGAAGAATTTTGTCATATTCTTCACGTTGCCCTGCGCATCGAACATGGATACTCCGAGTTTCTGAAAAGCCCGAATTGTCTGAGGCATCTTTTCATCAACATACCCCGAGAACAACTGCTCCTCTGTAATCTTATTCTTGTTAAGATACCCCGATAGTCTCCTGTAATTCATTAAAAACTTATTGGCAAACATGTCCACAGTTTGGCCAGCCTGTGCCGCCTGCATGCCAGCATTTTTCATGACACCTACAAGCGCCCACATTTCAGCTGAAGTCGCCCTTAATTTCGCTGGAGCATTCCGAAGAGAATTCAATGCTATAGGTAAATCTTGAAACTGCAAATTCGTTTCTCTCGTAGCATTAGCGAAAACATCCATTATTTCCCTGGCAGAATCTCCAGTATGGACAAATTTTAATAACGCAGCCGCAGTTGCAGTTGCTCCAGTCTGAAGACCCAGAAGACCCGCTGACCCTGTAACAACATCTAATGTGGCTTCAAGGCTCGTCAAAGCCTGCTCTGTAGATAAACCGGCAGCTTTTAGCATTCTAATAGCTGATGCAGCTTCCTGTGGAGAAAACTGAGTCTCTAAACCTGTCCTCAAGGCTACCTGCTCAAGCCGATTCAACTCACTCTCAGTAGCTTTTGCTACAAATTGAAGCTGAGACATCTCAACCTGGAAACTTTTTGCCTGATTCACGGCAGGGGTAAGAGCTGAATCCAGAGCTTCTCCAGCCCCCATAGCCGCAGCCCCGAGCGCCCCGACACCAAGACTTGCATTCATGGCAGCGCTCATCGCATTTCCAGTATTCTTTACAGAACTCTGCGTCTTCCTTGCCTTGTTCTCTACTCGCTGGAGAGAATCTTCCGCAACGGAAGCCCCCGTAACCATCCCCGTTGCATCAAGATGAAGCCGAATTCCCAAGAGCATCTGACTGCCTGCACTTGCCATCTACTTCCCTGCTTCCTTTCGCCTATCCCGGTTAATCATTTCCACATACCGGTTTAGTCTTTCAATAGGTAGGCGGAGGATTTGGCTCTCAGTCCAGCCATACCTGTGTGCCAGGTAGTTCACGCACTCATAGAGCTGTTCTAAAGTCTTTTCGCACTCCTCCGCCGACCTTCGAAAAAAGAAATCAAATCCAATCGCAGCTCCATCTCCATGCCACAATCGCACGTGATCCACTTACCTTGCTTGATGCCCGGAAGGCTCTCACTCAAGGAAAACATGAGCTCTTCCCTGTCTTGACGCTTTAATGCCTTGACCATGGAGGTATCTACCTTTCCATAGTCCCCGACACTGATAATGCACGAGGCTAGAAGACTGTCTGTAGCCTCGGCCTCATTCTCCATCTTCCCCAGAAGCTCTGACTCCTTTCCAAGTGGAAATCTCAAGCGCCCATTCTTGTGAAAGACAATCTCACCAGAGTCTGTTTTCTCCCTGAAACCCTTTTTCAGATGAAAATCAACCTGTGGAGGCTTGTCGTCAGGCCACGACTTGACTTCCAACTGGGAGAGGAAAACTCGCTCGTTGTGGACTTTCTTACAATGCCGACATCGGCCGACGAACGCAGACTCGTTCCGTCCGGACAGCATGAAAATCCGAGTAATCAAAAAGACCCGATCAATTTCCGTTAGGGCTCTAGCAAACTCCCGGTTAAAAAGCTTCTCCGAATTTTTCTTCGTCCTGAGGAGTCCAGGTACTTCTTGAACCGCACGACAAATCACCATCGACATGGCTTTCGCGCCATTGCCTCCGGACTTATTGCTCGCGACCAAATGGTCATCAATACCGCAAAGCTCATCGATGACAACTGTCCGAAAAACCTGGCCATCTTTCCGTAAACCTACAGGAAGCTCGACCGTATCATCGGGAGTAAAATCCGGAACGCCATCCTCCGAGTCTTTTTCCCAGTCATCAAAGCTTCCATCCGGATCTTCAATCTTCTCAAATTTATTTGGGGGGGTTTCAATCATAGTGTGTCTCCTATAGTGTCGATACCGTAGTTAAAGCTGTGTAATCTTAAAACTTACAGACTTTCGCGCTTGATGCCTTCGTTGGCAAGAACCATACTCTCAATCTCCACATCATTGGCACTCGCATCGAGGTCTCCTGCGGTAAACTCTTTAGGCCATGCGCGGAAAATCGTCCACTTGACCTTCCGTTCTCCAGCCTTGTTCTTCAAATACACAACAACCTTCCTTCGGAAGTCATCGTCCCCCTGCTCACCATTTACTTGGTCGACATTGAAGATCGTGTCGCTCCAGTTCTGGAAGTCATCATCATCGGAGATCCCTCGTTCCATGGTGACGTCCCCAAAGGAAGTTTGACCTGGAAGCTTGTGGGGAGTCTCATTCTCTCCTCCCTCCCGATAGCTGATCTCCTCGGTTGTTCTCGACAACCCTGTAACCTTCGAGAAGCCTGCACGGACGAAACCGTCAATTTCGACCTCGAATTTAAAATTTCTGTAGGGATCGGGCATCACGCCCTCCTTTCTTTATCCTTGAACTGCCAACTACTCGGCGACTTCCCAACCACTATCGTATTGAGTGAACGTCCACACCAAGAACTCGCCGGGTTTATTCGGGGCCAAACCGACCTCACCCTTCACCAGCCCGTTATCGATATCGGCCTGTGTCATCGTGCCCTTCGTAGTTCCAACCTTCACGTAAAACGCCAGCTCCTTGATTGCCGTTGGGAAGGCCCCCTGCGGCATAAGGTCTGTGAGAAAATCGTCGACCCGATCTTCAAGCTTACTCCACAACTTGAAGTTATTGTTCCTGTGAATAGCCCATCGAGTAGAATCCGCGATGGACTTCTCGACAAACTGAAAGAAACGTCTCACGTTGATATAAATGAATCGCTTTGTAGGATTCGTGCTCAACGTTCGACATCCCCATACCGTAACGGGATTCGTTGATCCAAACTTACGAATCACATTTATCCCGGCTTCATTCATAGAACCCGTCTCGTCATCCCGATACTCGGTGGCTACGTCTAAAGCATAGTTAATCGTTCCATAGTCTCCCTCTCCCGCAGGAGCCTCCCAAGGACCCCCTGCATTGCCTGGAAGAGAGTCTACTCGAGCCCGAATTCCCATGAGAGCCCCAAGACCCTGAATCTTTCTCTTTGGACTTGATCCAACACCGATCGGATCAAACACCTCAATTCCACCCGCGTACATCGCAGAACAATCTGAATCTACACCGATCACATTGTTCCTAAAACTGACCGAATCAGCACCAGACATTCCCTCTGTAACGTACGTAAGATACTCGAAATAAATTCGAGACTTACAATACGCTGCCATCTGATGAATCAATAATGCAGTGTTTCGTCCTGGGGTACAGATCGGCATGAAATCTTTGATGGTTCCCCAGGCATAGAACCCTGTGCCGCCGATGATTGACCCAATCCAATCAGTGTCATCCATACTTGCGGTTTCATCAGCTCCCCCCGTAAACGCAACCGATGCTGCCTCTGTCGCCGGGGTATCAGCTCCAATCCCTGGGGCAGCATCCTTATCCGTAGCCACCACATACTCAGAACCAATATTCTCATCATTGATAATGGTTTCAACGTAGTTGTCAGCTACATCCAACATTGATAACCCAATCCAGCGCTCAACTTCCTGAGTCCCATCGTAAATGACTAAATTAAACTCATTCGTCTGCATCGTAGAAGCCGCAGCCGTGTAGCCATAAGTAAAGGGAGTGCTCACCTCAATGTAAAACTTAACTGTCGACCCTGAAATATCAGTTCGCTTACTGGCTACAACCTTGTACTCGGTATGAGTTCCGTCACTTACTGTGACAACCGAATTCTCGTTAAGCCCCGCTAGAGATGGCACTTGCACTTCACTATCCCCAACCGTTATATCTGCAGCCAGATCATTCCCTGCTCCCAAAGAGGCTTTAAAGGGGGCCACAATTGCTTGGCTCTTGAGATTATCCCCTGATACCCCCGGAGACTTATTGCCGCGATATCCTGCTTCAACTTGAAGAGTATCATACGTGGCCCCAGAATCAGTACCGTTTATGGTTTCCACTGTGAATCCCAACGTGACATTCGCATCGGTGAAATCTAGCTCAGAGGTTACTCCAGTAGTCAAAGACTGGATCGTGAACGATCCGTCAGAATTAACAATAGCCTCTGCTTGAGTAGTAAATGTACCGGTTGCATCACATATAGCTTTCATCTCGGTAGCCGTAACCGCAGACAAATCAGCCACATTTCCCGTTCCATCTTGATTTGTGGTGACCCACGAAAGACCAGAATCTCCTCCGGAAACCGTAACGCTACTATCTGTCCCCAGCTTATCCGACTTAATTACAACCTGGTCAGCTGAGACATAAGCCGAAGCACCCCTAATTTGCTCATTTATCTGAGCAGCCATCAACAGTGCCGTATTCGTTAACCCAGAAAATTCTATGGTCTGAGCTGGTCCTCCATCAATATCTACCTCAAGCGTTTTTCCATCGATATCTCCGATAGTATCTGCATTTGAACTGGTAATATACCCCGCGGTACCGGCTACCGTAGGCTCTAGGCCGGCTCCACTGTCTATAGCAACCGTGAACGCCAAGTCCCCACCAGACACGAAATCAAACGGCCCGACTGCGCTCTGCTTCGACGCTGCAGTTGCCGAAACCCCTAACGTACGATGAGTACGCCCAGAAATTCCTACAACTGACGTCCTGTCATCAATATCAGGATAGTGCGCCTGTCGAACCGTTATCAATTCGAATCCACCCTCATCGAAGAAGCTTTTAGCTTCATACGCCGCATCGCCTCTGCTCGAGGCTTCATAGCCGCCAAAAATCTTTCTCCACGTCGCAAAATTCCTCGTTCTCACGGGAATTCCGACTGGGCCTTTTTCGGTTACTGCCTGCATACCACCTCGCCCAGTCTGCGCAGCACGAACTGGACCTTCCGTGGTATTGACTTCTTCTACGTAGACATCGGGTCTCGTATAATATGGCATCGTTTTTCTCCTCAGCTTTTATCCTCCCCGGATTGACGATGCTTGGTGGGAGGTTTCGTTGCTCTATGGAAGTACTTCTTCCGTATCCTCTGTTACTCGAATTATAACATCGGTAACATTCTCTAAATCATCGACTTCACCAACAAGACCTCTTTCGTCCAAGGAGGCTATCTCCCTTGATTTTACATCCCAATGGACTTCGTTGACAACCTTCTCTCTTACTGTCTCATCGTATTCTACTTCTGTAAGGTAAACAAGAGCCTCAACCGTTATGCTTTTATGGTAAATGACCGTATCCACATCGTCATAATCATGAACAGACAAACTACCGTTTACCTTGAACAGCCATACATCTAGGTACTCGCCGTCGATATTGAGAACTCTTAGGTACCCCTTGTTCTTAGTCCGTCTTCGGAACATCTCGTGATAAAGAACCTGGTCTTCTGCAGCCATATCCTTATGCCAAGTGTCAATCGAATATCTCATCACGATAGGATCTGAAGAATCCCTCATTATGCGCTCATTTGGGTCTACGGTTCCGTCAAGCCCAACTTCTTCCGGATACTCATCTGACGACTCCTGTACTTCAGTGTCCTCGGATTCTCCTAGATACATTATCGACACCGATGGAAATACCCTTCCAGTCTCAATCTCAGTGCTTGGCTTCTCCAGGAAAACCTCAACCTCCGTCAGCCCTCCGGCGACTGAAAGATAGAACCCCGAATACTTTGCAACCAGAGCATTCTCTAGAGCCTCCTGACTGACTGACAGACTCGTCATTACTATCTAAGTCCCTCAAACATAATCGACCCAAAAGCCCTCAACAGACTCTTAGTGGGCCTCATATTCTCTACCTCTGCAAACACAGGTCTCCACAATGGCCTGGCCCTCATCTTTGCGGTTCCATACTCCAAATAATCTGCAAGCTCCTGCATGCTCAACCCAGAATAGTGATCCCCTTCAGGGTAAACGTTCAGCTCAACTTCTCCGTTTTCCACCGTTACATCGTAGGTGATCGACTTCAGATAATCCCCTCTCTTTACATAAATCTTGTCGAATCCCTTCTTCTGAATCGAAGCACTGGAAAGAGGCGCCCAATCTAAATCCTGATTCCGTATGTGCGCCTTCAGCTTTCTGGTGATCACTCTACCAAGCGATTCCATTTGTTCTGCTGCCTTCCCAACAGCCTTATCTGAATCAATATTCTTCAGCGAAGCCCGAATCTTCATCCAATCACCATAGAACAATCTTGCTGTCATCGCACTCTATCTCCTTCCGCAGTGGACCCCAGAGCCACAACCAATGAAAATGTAGTGCCTACTTGCCCAGTCGGCTGTACTTTCTCAAGCTTATAGGTGTTCCCATTCCATGTAACTTTGTCCAAAGTCGTAATCCACTTCCCTTCAGGCAAGGCAGGAAATCGCCGAAGCATCTCTAGACGACTGAACATAAATGCAATCTCATACCGCTCACCGTCACCGATGACCGTGACTTGTTCTTTCGTCGGATTGTGGATAGCCCTACCGACTACGGGCACCCCCGGGGAGAAGGTTGCCCGAGACTGCCCGAATCGATCTGGCGTACCTGCTGATGCAAACTTCAAAACGCTTATCGTTGAAGCCCGATATCTTCGTATGGCTCTATCTGTCGCCCTTTGCGCCTGCGCTTCAGTGACCATCAGACCACCTCGATCATCAAACTATTGCTTGGCGTCTTGATGCCGTTCGGATTCACAGTGTAAACTCGATAATAATACACACCGAGCCCCGGAGCCGTATCCGTATACTCGACGGTATGGTTATCAGCTATCGCAGCGACTCGTTCCTCGTCATCAAATGTAACCGCCGTGGCTCTATACACCTCATATTGGAGAAACAGATCGCTAAATAGCTTTGTCCATGTGAGATTGACTGACTGGCCGGCAACTGTTGCTGAAACCGCCACAGCTGGAAGGCCCGGATCAAGCTTACGGCTCGCAAATCCTCCATTTTTCATCGACTTACGGTTGATCGTTTGAACCTCAACTCCAGCAACAAGAGACGACCCACCATCATTGCTCAACTCTTCGTCATATTCGGCCTGTAGATCCGTAGCTATACGAAGCCATCGGTCCGCAGTGTCTTCGGGGGAATCCGTAGACTGTGTTACAGCCAAATCCGGAACAGCGACTGAAGCAATCGCATCCACCCCCTCATCATCACTATCCGAAATCTCAGCAGACTGCGCCCTCGTGTAGCACATCTCAATGGCGGCAAGCTTTATGAGTAGGAATTCCCTACCGTAGGGAACATCTGAGGCTGCTAAATAAGTTTCACCATAATCGTGGCTGAGCTTACTAAGCGCAAACTTGACTGCCGACTCGTAATAGGACGAATCGAACTTTCGAGGCATCTCGTAATCCGAGACCTTCCTCCGTACTGAGTCAATGACTTGCTCAAGGGTTGCCACATTATTACCTTACGAGTTTCTGTAAACGAAGGTTCTCAATGACTTCCTTCCGTGCCTTAACCTCTTTACCAGCCTCAAGGACAATCCATCCGCATACGAATCTAACACAAGTCTTTAAAGCCACAGCAGTATGTACGACATCAGCACTTTGTACCGCATGCCTCACGTTCTTGGCTCTGTTAACCGAAACTGCAACTATAGGCTTGTGCTCTTTTGGAGTCTCTTTCGAAGTCTCTTGCTCCTCGGCAACAACCTCGGCAATCGGCACAGCTTTCTTGGCCTCATCCTTAGACTTGGTCTTTTTATTTGCCTTTGCCATAACCCACTTCCTTTTTTATTGAAGTCTAAGCGTTCAACCCCCTAGACACTTTGCATCCGAACCACGAAGGTGTCTTCGAGAATCCCGGACCCCATGATGGAGTACCACGCCAGACCGTGCTTTCGTCCGTAGTCCTCAGATTCTTTCTGCCGAAGCTCTGCCGGCAAAGCTACGGCTTTTCCGTAGGCACTATCCGCAAGGAGAATCCCCTCGTAAACGCTGACCGGTGTCGCTCCCCCTGTGGCCGCATTGACAAAGGTTGCCTCATAACCAGGATTGACCGCAGAAACTGCCCCATTTCTACAATGGGTCGTACTGATGAAGATGACATCCTCCCATCGACCGATCTCGCCGTTGAACAACGCCCGGGTGTTGGCGTAATTGTTGGCTGCGATCCAGTCCGGGTCGCGCTTGAGGTAGGCGGCCTGGTGTGGCGTGACAAAGCATACGTAAAAATCGCCCATGAACTTCGGCGCGTTTGCCGTCTGTAGAATCTCGACACCTAGACGAATCATCTCGACATCGAAATAGTCCGTTCCTCCGACTAATGCAGCCATGGTGGCCCTATTTCCAGCCCGGACGATCTGAGACCCAAGAGAAAGTGCATCTCTGAGCATGAGATCGTTAACAATCGCGAAGTCCCGACCAAGAAGAATGCCAGCCTCTGACATCTGATCATCCGCCGCGAGCTGAATCATCTTCTCGGTGAGACCGATCGCGTTGCCCCACTCATCGACAGTGACCGCTCTCTGGCTGGCCGACATGGATTTCTCTTGAAGCGTTTCGTGCTCCTTGAGCTGCCCACCACGCTGGATGTTGTTGTAGCGGGTCATAGTGATCGTCTGACCTGGAGTAACCCCTAGCTCAGTCTTTTGAACTGCAAAATTCTCGAACTTCATGATGCCGAGAGCTTCGTGCATCATATCCATCGAAAAGACGTCCAAGATTGCCTGTGGCAGAGCTTTCACGTCTCCAGCCGTTTGTACACCGGTGTATGGCATTGTTATTTCTCCTTAGCTTGCCGGAATCTAAAGCCCGACTTTCTGCTTAGCCTCTTGGAGAATCTCTGCGCGTTTCTTGAGATATTCATCTCGAGGCAACTTCACAATCTTATCCCGAGCATTTAAGTCAGTGAGCAGATCGTTTCCATTACCTAATGATGCATTAGCCGATATCGGCTTTGGAAGTCCAGCTGCAGCTTGATCGGACAACTCTTTCTTGGTCTTCTCCTCGGCATCTTTGGCAGCTTGCTCTATAAGAGCCTTTTCTCTATCAGCAGCCTTTTTCGCCGAAGCTTCAAGCTCCTCTACGGTATCGCCGGACACCAGCTCGGGAAACTTTATCCCGTGCTTCTGAATTAGCAACTCCTTTTTCATCCGCAATTCCGTGTCGACAATCTGTTGTGCGGAAATTTCTGCCAATTCTTCCATTCCTTTATGCAGCTTCTCTCTTTCTGCACGGAGGTCCTCCAGCTCCTTCGACAGGTCATCCTTATCAGACTTCTTGCCTTCTTGAAGCTTCTCCAATTTTTTCTGTGCTCTGGACAATTGCTCTTCGAGCTCTTTCATCTTGTCCAGCTGTGATTTCAACTGCGTTGAAGTCTCCTCCAACTTACCCTGATGCTTCTTTTTCTCATCACCGCGAATCTTGGATAGAAGCTCGTTCACCTGTCCTTGGGTGTACAAAGTCTCTTCCCGTTTTCCGCTTCCCCTTCCGCTACCCGTGTCCTGTGAGCCGTTGTCCTGTGAATCACTCGAATCTGCCGAACCTGCCGAACCTGCCGAACCTGCTGCCGAAGCCCCAGTTTCATCTTTCGAGTTAATGCCTTGTTGATTGCCATCACTATTTTCCATAATCTCTCCTATATCGAAACCGTGTCTAAACTAGCTACCCTATGAGTAGCGCTTGTCGTTGGCCTTGCGAACATTGCCATCGACTGTGTTAGAATTGGGGCCAACAACTGGGCCTCCAACTCGATTGGTCTTTCTTCCGCTCTTAGTAAACGGAAACCGAACGGTGGAACCTCGAGACACATCCGTCTGACTTTGTTCACCACCAGTGACATTCCCTGCACTATTAGCCATTTTGTACCTCCTTAGGCTTTCTTGTCTAGATTACCATCGGCTAAGTATACTACCAACAACTTGTTGATAGCTCATAAAATAATTCTATATTCTGCCTGGACTGTTTTCAACTCCGAACTTCAAACGAAGTCAAACAACTGGCTCCATGTGGCATTTGCAATAAGGATGCGGATAGTCCGGCCACTCCGAAACCAGGTATAGTCCTTCAAGAACAACTGTTGACGTTGACGTCGACGTCGATCTACGTAAAGCAGCCCTCACCCCTTGGCCCACAGTAGAGGCCAACACCTCACAAATCTCAGAACCTTTCCATTTATGCTCGGGACTCAATCGCCAATAAGCAAACTCGATGTCATGAGCTTCCAGAATTTTCTTTTCTGTTTCCTGCGAAATCCGAGCTTCCTCTGCAACCATCATTCTCGAGACCTGTTTTGAAACACTCCCTCCGGATACCTGTGTCCGAACCCCGACTTTATTGTTCGTCAACCGAAGCGACATCTCTCGCCTAATAACTTCACTCGCATTTCCGTTTTGATAAGACTTTCGAATCGAAGCGACCATCTCACGCTCATGCCTCATCCGAATAGCTCTCAGTCGATCATGATAAGCTAAGCCACTCCCCTTCGGGAACTCCTCCCCAAGCATCTTAACAGCTTCCCTCTGCAAGAGCTGAAGCTCCTTGTTACCCAAAATAGGAACGCCAGAAGCACTCAAGAACTTTTTCTGGTATAACGCTGCTCTAGAAGCCGCCTTTTCCACGGCGGCCTGAATCTCTCTATCGGCCGCATCAAATGCCGCACGCATGTCCCTCCGGATGGCCCGTTCAAGCCTATCGGCCTGCGCCTTGTACATCCGGTCACCCTCTCCAGTGAATGAACCCGGCATCATCTTGCTTTGAATGCTTGAATTCAAGGCTTTAAACTGACTTCGAAGTCTTCCCGACTCTCGAATCCAAGAACGAAAAAGAAGATCCTTTGCCTTTATGAGGCTGTCGGAAGGCATCAGTCCTCATCTTCCTCAGCTTTGGCCATTCCATCAGAAATCTTCTCTCCTCGAGTATCGCTCGATCCACCTCTCATCAGATTTCCATTTCCACTTCCGATCCCAGCTGAATATTCCTGGAGTAATTTGTTCTCTCGGTCCTTATCTGCTTCGTTCAACACTTCATCAATCTGAGCCTCCGTGAGACCACGACCACGAAGAATAATTCGCCGAGCAGTGATTCCCAATTCATCTTCAAGCTTGTTCTTCTCCAGCTCTCGAACCTCATCCCTCGGCATCGGATCAATAAACTTAACCTCATTTCGATATCGATTATTTATTCCTGCCATATTCGCTCTAAACTCAGGACTTGCAATTTCGTTCATACGAAGAATCAATCGATTGATGCGCTGAATCCCTGCCCCATATACCAACGCCTTCATATTCCTCTTCTGCATGACCGGCATGAACATAATCTGAAGAGCTGCGGCCGAAGTGTTGCTTATGGGAGGGGGCGTCCCCCAAAAGTGGTCTGGACAGCTCGACAATTCCTGAAAAGCTTTCTTCAGGTACTCTAGATGCGCATTCGCCGCGGCCAAGTCTCCCTTCAACTCCAGGTTTTCGACTGATGCCTCGGCCGGAACTCCCCAGATTCGATTCGCACCACGTTCGAGCTGTTGAAGCTTGCAACCTTTTACGATGGTCTGCGGAGACCCATGGTAATCTATTATATCCGAGACATCCGTGAGTTTTTCGTTGAGCTCTGTGTTCAGGTCCGTGACATCGACCAGGTCTGAAATTCCGTAGTACTCTCCCGCGACCGGGTAGTTTGGAATGTGGACAACTGGAATCTCCTGTAGAGGGTTCACCCTCTCACTTACTAGTTTGTTGTCCTTGTACTCATAAACCATCGCCGGCGTCACAATATTCCCGTTTTCGTCCTGAGTAGGGGAAGTCCACAATTCGGCCTTCATGACCAACGATACCCGAGTGTTCCCAAAATTCTTCTGAATAACCCGCCCTGGGTCTAATGCGGTTATGTTCGAGTCCACAAATGTCGGGATTACAATCAGCAACCGCTTGATTCTCTTCCGGTCGACTCCATGTGGGCCGCAAAATTCAGGGAAGCAAAAGTGGCTCGGTATGATGTCAACTCGTGCATAGGGGTCCTCGAACAAATCCGTCCTATCCCAGCTCACCCGAGCAAATACATCTCCCGTGATACCCCCACCCTGGCCGCACTCAACCATCCACAACTTCTTATTGTTTCTCTCCCACGTATCATCTAGGAGGATTTTGATGAAGTCCCGAGTCTTTTGCTCGTTCTCCTTCGTACTTGGATCGTCCGGAACGATCACATCAAAGCCCTTGCTGAATGCAAAATCGTTATGGCTATTCACGGCCTTTCTGCAATAGTTGACCGTGTACGCCGTCTCTCCTTCGTCCCGCTTATACGACCAGTGCTCCCCAAAATATGCCAACCAGTACCTTCGATAGGCATTGAGCCTTCGAGAATGATTCAGCCCCAACTCTTCGCTGAACAGCGTCTCAAATGAGTTTGCAATTCCAAATCGGATTTCAGCAGATGACACAGAATACCCTGACATTTAAACCTCCGTCAGTCCCACTTTGGGTTTGGCCGTCTGCCGTTCAACCCTAAGCTCTTTCGATACGACCGCAGTCTCCTCTTCATAGCTCCAACGGCTCCACTTATATCCCCTCCGGATGCGAGCCGCGCAACTCTTCCCATAAGCATGTTATCTGCCTCTTCAACTTCCATAGAGGAACCAATATTTACAAGCCAACACAACATCATTAGCGAATCACTATAGTCGTCTCGAGCTTCATCACTCGAAACATCCTTATGTACCACCATGGTATTACCTCGCCAGCTCTTTCTCAAGTCTGTCATTTGCAGATGAAAACTCTTCCACTTTTGCGTTCGCGCAGCTGCAGCCCCAGCTGGATAGGTCAACCTCTTACTATTGATCTCCTGAAGTAAAGCTTTGTATCCTTTATCCTTACTTGAAGCTGAAAAGATGAATGGATGTACCATAATATCCTGTTCTCGGAGATCAGCCGCGATACGTGAGTATACAGGGTCACCCTTACCCGTTGCATCAATGATAACATCTGAAATTCTATAATTCGCCAGAAATCCTAAAATCTCCGGATGCTGTGCCTCATGATTATCTCCCTGAAGCTCCAACCAATTCCAAACATGGATTGGAAACCGAGTGCCATCTGCATAGTCAATCGGCATATCCCAAAAAGGCCTTCCGACCGTAACCACTGTAGAATTCTCTTTTCCTACGTCGATAGCAGCCACAATCTTTGGTGTTGTTGAATCGTAGGTAATAAGATTCCTGGAACGACGGAACTTGATCTGCTTCTTTCTAGTTCGACTTCCCTTTGTAATGGCCAGAAAGTCATCTTCCCGAATACCACATTCCTCGAACATGTCGGGATTGACGAACATCCCCCGCTCAAGAAGCCAGTGCAATCGATATTTCATTCGGAAATCATCCGACTCCTCACCAAGTCGCTCTTTTTCTTTTTCAACGTACTTCCGATACCGAGGATTGTTCCTTTGCGCCACGGTGTAATCGAACTCATAGTGCCGGCGTTTCTTCGATCTCGTGTTTCCCTTCACAACATCTGATCGCTTGTTTCGTCTACAAGCTTCGTAGAAATCTGACCGTTCTCTACTTGGAGTTCCGATTTTTATAAGACTTCCCGCGACAGCTGCAGCCATAGGATGAATTGACGACCGAAGAACGTTCCTGTCGATGTCCTGGGCCTCCTCACAAATTATAAGATGAAACGTCTCACCCTCGATTTTGGACTGCGGAGCTGCTGTCCCACAGTGAACGAATGACCCATTTGGCAATCGAAGATTTTCGACCAAATTCTTCTTTGTCAAATCAATATCAATATCCGGGTCGAGCAAAGTACTCTTTGATTCTTGTGAATACATCCGAGACTTCATACGTCTGAACATGATGTTAGACTGATGATAATGGGGGGCATAAATCCCAACCCAAAATCCCTTCGAAAATTTTGAAATCCTGTCGTCATGCTTCAGCTTCTCTGCAAGAACTGGAAGCATAATAAGAAGACCGCAAACACATACTGCTGTAGTCTCCGTCTTTCCGCTTTGACGACTGAATAGAGCCGTAATCTCATCAGCATCCTCGATGAGAATGGAATAAATAAGTCTCCACCCGAATTCAAGCTCGTAATCGTGAAGCGTTATGCCGCACATCGCCTGCGAAAAACTCAGGATTACATCCGCGAGTTTTTCCATCTGCTTATCGGTTAGTCCTTTTCGACTTACCGAAAAAGGCTTGGCGGCAGCCCGAGCATTGGCCAATTTTTCGGTATACATATCGGTTTCGTGTGTCGATTCCATGAATACTCCGTATTGTCATGAATATTGTGCCATATACAGAATGATTTTGAAACATTGATGAAATTATGGTGAGCGAACAGATTATATCCGTGTTCCTGACGAGCTTGACGCCCATCGGATGGAATTGAAAATCACATAGGGGGGATAGGGGTCAAAAATTAGGGTCTATGGGGGGCTGTAGGTGATACGGCGCAACACAGGATAAAGGCAGGGAGGAAAAGGGATATAGGTCAAAACTATCGCCCATTGAATGTGGATTGAAAAAGTTAGGTGGATAGGTAGAAAGAATGGGGGGGGGTCTCAGGGGGCATTTGCCGGGTCAGTCATCAATTACAATGAGGATGGAAACCGTTGTGGTACAAAATGCACCTAATACGGAAGAGCCGCGTAGAAGTCTGCCTTTACGAAAACCTGAACGTTAAACCCCAAGTCGAGCTTACCTCCGACCTCCCCACCGGGTGCACAAGACATAGTTGAAAAGTCAAAAGTGCCCATCTCCTCATTGATATACTCTCGACTCACGCTCTTATATTCCTCGGAATCAACTTCAAGGTCGACGGATACTGTCCCCTCATCATGAGCACCATCTATCCAACTCCAAAGCTCAGTACCACTATAAATTTCGATATCAAGATAGTACCCCTCGACATTGACAGAATCCAAACTGATAAACGTAATCCCCGAAGCAAGTTCGTAGTATGCCGATCCACGCCACACAACATCAAATGGCTCAATGTCGATCACTCCAAGTTCAACTGTCCCGTATGCCCAAACATCGGCTTCCTGGCACCCTCCTTCAATACAATCCTCTGTACTCGAATCCTGACAATCTCCTCTCATGGAACACTCAACACATTCACCTTCGAAACACATGATCGGGCAATTCATGACTTCCACGAGATCTTTGCAACCGTCGTTGTCGACATCTAGACAGGCCATCATCTCGCCGCTCAAGCATTCGTTTCCCGCGCATTCGTCCGAACACCCCTTCGTGTCACCATCAGTATCGGTATCGGTATCGGTATCGGTATCGGCATCGACATCGGCATCAGTATCGACATCGGCATCAGTATCGACATCGGCATCGACATCGGCATCAGTATCGACATCGGCATCAGTATCGACATCGGCATCGACATCGGCATCAGTATCGACATCGGCATCAGTATCGGTATCGGCATCGACATCGGCATCAGTATCGACATCGGTATCGGCATCGACATCGGCATCAGTATCGACATCG